GTTGGGGCCATTTTGGCCGCGGTCAGTTTGTTCAATTCGTATGTGCTGGTGTGGTTGATTAATAAATAATGCTCTTGAAACCCGTTTTGTTTCGTTCGCAAGCGCCCGCCGCTCCCCACACCCGCCCAGTGGATCGGAGTGGCGCGGGTTCATCCCGTTGGAGGGATGAGAAGAGTCGGAGCGGCGAGACCGTCACGCCCGAGATTTCACTGACCGTGCCTGCGGTGCTGGCGGCGTTCACGATTTTGTGCGAGGACATTTCCAGCCTGCCGCTTGTGATGTATGAGCGCGGCGCGAATGAAGGACGCTCGCGGGCATATACCAGTTCCTACTATGGATTGATGCACGACACGCCCAACCCCGAAATGACCAGCATGATCTTTCGGGAGTTGAAGATCGGCCACATGCTGGCCTGGGGAAATTTCTACGCACAGAAGATCATTGATCGGCGCGGCGACGTGGCCGAACTCTGGCCGCTGCGCCCCGACCGCATGACGGTTCAGCGCGTGGACGGCGAGAAAGTCTATCACTATGTTTCAAGCGACGGCCAGCCTGTCACGTTTTTGCGGGACGAAATCCTGCACATCCCCGCATTCGGATTCGATGGTCTGGTCGGATACAGCCGCATTACTCTGGCGCGCAACTCCATCGGCCTGGCGCTCTCCGCTGAAAAGTTCGGCTCGAAGTTTTTCGAGAACGACGCGCGACCTGGCGTGGTCTTGAAGCACCCAGGCGAGTTGGGTGAAAATAGTTATTCTCGGCTCCAGAGGGATTGGGAGCAACAGCATAAAGGCGCGGAGAACGCCCACAAGGTCGCCATCCTCGAGGAAGGCATGGACATTGCCGAGATCGGTTTTCCGCCCGCCGACGCGCAATTCATCGAAACGCAAAAATGGACAGTGGCGCAGATCGCCCGCGTCTTCCGCGTGGCGCCGCACATGATCGGCGACGTGGAGCGCACCACCAGTTGGGGGACGGGCATTGACAGCCAGGAGCAGGGCTACGTGAATCACACCCTGCGCCCGTGGACGATCCGCACCGAACAAGCGCTCGGCCAGCAGTTGCTTTTGCCCGAAGAGCGCAAACGCTATTACTGGGAACACCTCTTCGATGCGCTGGTGCGCGGCGACCTGCGAACCCGTTACGCCACTTACGCGCAAGCCATCACCAACGGCATTATGAATCCGAACGAAGCGCGCAAAAAAGAAAACATGATTCCCTACGATGGCGGCGAGATTTTTACCCGCCAACTTAATACGGGACCCGCCGAGCAGAATGTAGAAGGCGGAACACAGAAGACCCAAGACGTGCAGACGCGATCCCGTCCTTTGTTTGTGGATGCCGCCCAGCGTGTATTGCGGCGCGAGACGGGCGAAGTACGCGATGCCCGTCAACGTTGGAGCGCCAAAGGCAAGGCCGAGAAGTATGTTGCCTGGGTCGATCAATTTTATAAGCAGGATTTTCCCGCCCTGGCGCTATCGGCTTTTCAGCCGCTCATCGAAGCGGGATTGGTTGCAGAGAGTCGGGTGCGCTCGTATCTGCAAATTTTTTGCGAAGCGCGCGGCGAATTGGCGCTCGAAGAAAACGATCTGCCTGAATTCACCGCCGACCAGTTCGTGCATGAACTGATGGAGACCCTATGAAACCGACACCCTTCCGATGTTTTGAAGGCAAGGCGCAACCACACGAAGCCTTCTGGACATTCCGCGCCGCGAACGAAACAGGCGGCGAACCGACGCTGGATTTTTATGGCGTTATTTCTGAATGGTCGTGGCTCGACGACGAGATCACCCCGAAGAAGTTCAAGGACGAATTGAACCGCGTTGGGCAGGGCGGGCCGCTGATAGTCCGCATTGATTCGCCTGGCGGCGATCCAGTCGCCGCGTCTGCCATTGCATCCATCATTTCATCCTACCCAGGCAAAGTGACCGCACAAATTGACGGCCAGGCATCCAGCGCGGCGGTGATGGTGGCGTTGGCCGCCAGTCACATTCGCATCATGGACTCGGCCTACATGATGATACATGATCCGCGCATCAATATCTTCATGGCGGCGCTCGACGCTGAAACGATGACCAGGTTGATCGCCACGCTTCAGTCCATTCGCGGCGGCATGGCGCAATCATATGCGACGCGCACGGGTTTATCGGAAGAAAAGATTTCGCAAATGATGAACGACGAAACCTGGATGAGTGCGCAGGAAGCTGTGGATTTTCATTTTGCCGATGAAATTCTCGTATCGGGGCAGAAGCGTCCCGTCCGAAAATTCGAGAGCCTGCTGAAAGGTTATGAGCACGTTCCCGCCGCCTTGTTGAGTTTGGCGGGCGAACTAGAAAACGACGATGCGGCGGAGGAAACCCTGCCCGTCGAGACCGTTGAGGACGAAGCAACCATCGAGCAACCCCAGGCCGCGCTGGATGGCGCGGAAGGGGAGCAAACGGAAGTGGATGAGCAGACGCCTTCCACGCCGTTGGCATTTGCGAAAGTGGCGCTCGCCCGTTTGAAAAATTTCCAATCTAAAGGAGCCACCATGTTTTTACGTGAATCGATAAAGAAACGCTCCGATCTGCTGGCCGAGGCCGAAAGCCTGGTCGCGCTGGCCGACAAGGAAGGCCGCGACTTTACGGATGAAGAACGCGCCCGCTTTGTCGCCATCATGGGTGAAGGCGAAACCATCGGCGAGATCGGCGCGCTCGACACACAGATCGAGCAGATCGAAGGCGAGCGCGAGCAATTGCGCGCCGCCGCCGAGAAGAAATTCTCGAATCGCCAAACCCAAAAGCCCGAACCGCCCGCCCCTGGCAAGACCATGAAGCGTGGCGAGTTTGAAGCGCTTTCCCCTGCCGATCAGTCCGCGTTCGTGCGCGGCGGCGGCAAAATCGAAGATTAGGGTCTCGATACGCCCTTCGATACGGGTCTCGATATGGCGAAAGAGCATCGCCTACTCGGCCCTCCGCTCAGGGCTACTCGACCATCCAATCAATAAGGAATTCCAAAATGGCTAACACACTGACCAATCTCATTCCCGACATCTATGCCGCGCTGGACGTGGTCTCGCGCGAGCTGGTCGGGTTCATCCCCGCGGTGGCGCGCGATCCCAGCGCCGACCGCGTGGCGCTCAATCAGACTCTGCGCGTATCGCAAGCCCCCGCCAATGCAGGCGGCGGCAACATCACTCCCGCGATGGCGTTTCCTTCGGCTTCCGACCAGACCATCGGCAACAAGTCGTTGACCATCAGCAAGAGCCGCTTCTTCCCGTTCTCGTGGACGGGCGAGGAGCAGTATTCGATGAACACTGGCCCTGGTTATCTGACCATCAAGCAGGATCAGATCGCCCAGGCCGTGCGCGCCGCCATCAACGAAATGGAGACCGACATCGCCCTGGCCGCCTACAAGGGCGCATCCCGCGCCTACGGGACGGCTGGCACGACCCCGTTCGCTTCCACGCTGGTGGACCCCGCTAACGTCAAGAAAATCCTGGACGACAACGGCGCGCCCGCCAGCGACCGTCACCTGGTGATCGACACCACGGCAGGAGCGGCGCTCCGCACGCTGGCACAGTTGACGAAAGCCAACGAGGCCAACGATGACAGCCTGCTTCGACGCGGCACCCTGCTCGACTTGCATAATTTTGCCATTCGTGAATCGGCCAAAGTCAGCCTGGTCACCAAAGGCACGGGCGCAAACTACACCAGCGATACCGCAGGGTATGCAGTGGGCGCGACAGACATCACGTTGATTATCGGCACAGGCACTGTGTTGGCTGGCGACGTGGTCACGTTTGCGGGCGATACCAACAAGTACGTGGTTGCTGTGGGCGTGGCGGCCCCCGGTGTTATTACACTGGCTGCGCCCGGCCTGCAGAAGGCGCTTGCCGCTTCGGCTGTAGCGATGACCATCGGTGAAAACTTCACCCCCAACGTGGGGTTCACCCGCAACGCCATCCTGCTGGCCACCCGCCTGCCCGAACTGCCCGACGAGGGCGACATGGCGCTCGACCGCCTGACCATCACGGATCCGGTGACGGGCATCGCGCTCGAATTCGCCGTGTACCCCGGCTTCCGCATGAACGTTTACCACGTCTCGCTGTGCTGGGGCATCTCGGTCATCAAGCCCGAACACGTCGCCACCCTGCTCGGCTAGGAGGCTCTGCCATGACTGAATTCGCTGTGGTTGAAAAAGATTTCGGGCGGATGCGTATCCCGCTTGGCCAACTCTCGGAATACCTGAAGGCTGGCTGGCGCGAGATCGAGCGCGTCCCGATGTCCGACTCGGCGCCCGTCCCTGTGACTGAGGCCGCCGAAAAGCCGAAGGCGGGCCGCAAGCCCGCCAAGCCGAAGGCCGCAGACGAGTAACTGTGAGTCTCCCTGCTGTTGTCGGTCCTTCCCCGACGGCGGCAGGGGTCTCAACACTAAAGGTATGTGTGCTATGACCCTGCGCCTGATCACCGCGCCGACTGCCGAACCCGTTTCCCTGGAAACGGCCAAGTCATTTTTGCGCGTGGACGTGGCAGCGGACGACGCGCTAATCACGTCACTGCTCTTGGCGGCGCGCGAGCGGGGCGAGGAGTTGTCGCGGCGGGCGTTTCTCACGCAGATGTGGGAGATGACCTTCGATGCCTGGCCATCCGACTCCCTGCTGCTTATGCCGCGCCCGCGTTTGCAGAGCGTCACGTCGGTGAAATATCTCGATGAGGACGCGGTGGAGGCGACGTGGACAGATTACACAGTGGACGCCAGGAGCGAGCCAGGACGAATCATTTTCCATTCGCTGCCGAGC